TCGTAACCTGCCCTATTTTCTTGTTTAAAGTAATCATCTCTAAATTCATTCAGCAACTCTAGGGTTTGGCTATAGTTGATGATGGCTTTTTTTGATACTCCATAATATCCATCAGCAGCCCACCCGGACAATACATACTTTTCTTTTATTGTTGGATAAACATATAAAAAAGGATAAACACATTCAAAATGAGTTTTTTTAATACAACCCATTTCCAATAACCTATAAAAATCTTCTTTAAGATTGCTAGTAGGAACTACAGTTCCCACAAAATTCCATCCCATAGTCTCTGCTACTTCCTGTGCCTTATTATAGTCATAGGAATCATGCTCATCTGTCTTGAACGAATAAGCAGTAATCTTCTTTTCTAATCGTTGAGCTGAAAAACCAACACTCATACTATCCACTCCACCTGACAACAAAAGAGCAACCTCTTCATTAGGCACTGTCTCCTCAATATTCTGCATTAAAATCTTATCAATCACTAAAACACATCTCCAAATTTCTTATCAGAACTAAAACCATCGTCAGGAGTGTCATACTTTATGTCATACACCTTTTTACCATTAGTCCTTCTAGGCTCGACTCCATTTTGACTTAGGACTCGACTAGCCTCTTTAAAGTCAGGCATCCTTGGATTGGCTATGCCCATGTCTCTGAGTAACTGAGTCATTTGTACTGGTGAGGTTTTTTCAGCATCAAAATTAACATGTTGTAATAATAAATCTTCGACTGATGATTGGGTTCTGTAACCTTCATTGCTATCTTGTAACAATTCTCTTTCATCAGGTGATAAAAACCAGTTCTTTTGTCCTTGTACATACATGGTTTCTTTAACCTCAGCCCATAATTGTTGCATATCAATACCATGATTAAAGTTTATATCTGTTACAGCGATACACCAAAATCTTCTGTTACCACTGGAATCTGTAAGAAACTCCCTTGCATTGACTGAAGCGTAAAAGGCTGTTCGTCTTTGATAAGTCGTAAAAGCTCTATCATAAGGCAATCTAAGTTCATCTGTCCTAGATGTTACAAAGGCTTTGAGTTGATCTATGTCACTCTTTTTAAAAGTAGACTCTAACTCACCTAATTCTACTATCCAGTGGCTTACAGCCCTTTTGACTGAATCCTTGTCACTTGGGTTAAGGGTAGCACCCTCTAGCAACCATCCTTTATTGTAGTCACACAGTCTTTTAAACCACAGCGTTTTACCTAAACCTTGTGCTCCTTGAAAACATAGTATTCCCTCTAGTTCGACACCATTGGGCTCATAACAAGCTGCTACACAACTAATTAACCATTTCCTGAGCAACATGTCTTTCAGAACATCAGATGTTCTTGATTCA